GGTTCTCCACGCCTTGGTTGGCCTTGGCCGTGAACGGCGTGACGTTGTACTCCTTGGCCAGCGCGTGCAGCCCGCCCGGGTCGCTGGCCACGTCGTACAGGTCGCTGGCCCGGGCACGGTACTTGTGCGCGCCCAGCCCGGGCTCGCCCCGCGCGGGGTTGCCCGCGTAGAAATAGGTCCGGTCGCGCACGGCGTCTGGGCTGGTCAGGCGCTCGGCCTCCGCGCCCTTGATGCCCGTGCCGTAGCGGCTGGGGTCGGTGGCGGTCAGGTTGGGCTCGTTGCTGAAGTGCGTCAGCTCGGCGCTGGCCGGGTTGGCGGGCTTGATCAGGTGACGCAGGTACGGCGGTATGCCGCCCGCGTAGTCGCCCCGGGTCATCTCGGGCGGCAGCAGGATCGAGGCCTGCGGGCCGTAGGTAAAGCCCTCACTGAGCAACTGCTGCTTGAGGTTGATGAAGCGCTCGGCCTGCGCGGTGTCGCCCTTGCGGGCGGCGTGGTACGCGGCCTCGTCGAGCTTGCGGACTTGGCCCTTGATCTTGGCGTTGAGCGGGGTGTAGTTCACCACGCTGTTCTGGCCCCGCGTCTCGGTGGTCATGGCGGCCTGCGCCGGCGGGCTGTACATGCCCGAGTGCGCCGCCCATGCCTTCTCTTCGCCCTTGGGCCCGAACTCGTTGGCATGCAGCGCGTGGCCGTAGAAGTCGTGGACCGCCCGGAACATCTCGGTGTCGTTGAGCCCGGTTTGCGGGTCCACGTTGTTCATGGACAGGTGCGGCTCGCCGCCTTGGAACACGTACAGGTGGCCGTTGCCGTGGATGTCGCGCAGCATCTCCTTGCTGCTGCGGTAGTTGCCCTCACCGTTGCGGTGGAAGCTCATGTTCACCGGCAGCGTGTCGAACTGCTGCTTGGTCTCGTGGTTCAGGTGCTGGTAGGCCTTGGCCACCAGCTCGTCGTAGTCGCGGGCGTCGCCCACGTGCTCGGGCATCTGGCGCTTGTAGGCGTCGTAGACGGCCTGCTTGTACTCGGGGTGGCCCTCGGTGGCCAGCATGAACACGCGCCCGATGGGGGCCTGCTTCTTGAGTGAGCTCTCGGTGTTGGGGATGGGCGCGTAGGGCCTGCCGAACATCTGGCGGCTGTAGGCGTGCGCCGCCCTGTGCGCGGGCGTCTGCCCGCTGCGTATCAGGTCATAGACCTGCGCATCCTCAGGTGGTTGCGGAACTGCGCCTCGTGATGATCCGGGTGCAGCTTGGGCACCGGGCCCACCTTCTTCGCGTAGGCCTGTAGCTCTTGCTCCACTTTGCGCAGCAGCGCGTGGACGGACGCGGTAGAACGGCCCTTCTTGTGTTGTGTCATATTGCGCCTCGGTAGGTTTGGGCATAACAGGTCCCGGTGGTTTCTTGCATTTTATACCGCGTAGGGGTTCTCGGCCTTGCGCGGGTTGGCGTCGGCGTAGTCGTCCTCGTCCACCCACTCCTTGGGGAAGTCGATGGTCAGCCAGCCAGCGTCGCGCAAGTATCGCAGGGCTTGGCTCATGGCGTCAACAAAGTCGTCGTGCTCGCTGCCGTCGGGGAAGCTGCATATCTGGCTGACCATGCCCTCGGCCCAGTCGCGCACGTAGCCCTTGCGGTTGCTGGACTCGGGTATCCAGACCCGCCCGGCCTTGATGATGTTGGCCACGATGGAGAGCCGCTGGACCTTGTCGGCCTTGCCCGGGTTGTACGGGATCACCGGCACGCCCGCGCGGCGCAGGTCTTGGATCAGGCTGATGCCCGCGCTCTTGTCCTCCACCAGCAGCAGGTCCACGCGCTTCTTGTTCTTGCCTTCGCCGTAGACGACCTCGTACTCGTCGAGCACCTTGGGGCGCAGGTCGGGGTACTGCAGGTGCTCCTGCCAGCAGTCCACCACCAGCGCGCACATGCCGCCGTCCTCGGGCTTGTAGACGCCCAGCGTGATGTGCGCCGTGGGGTCGTTGACCGTCTTCTCGCTGGTGGCGCAGTCCAGCGACTGGATCACGAACTCGAACTTGGGTAAGGGTTTACCCGCAGGCCAGAGCTTGAACCAGTCGCGCTTGACGATGCCGCCCTCTTCGGGGTCGATGATCTCGGCGTGAATTTCCTGCCTGCCCAGCTTGGTGCCCTCGTACTGCAGTATCTGCTTCTGGAACGACGGCGCGAGGTTCTTGATGTTGCTGTACGTGCTGGCCCGGCTGACGAACACGTCGTCGCCCTCGCGGGCGATCAGGTCCATCACCACGGGCTTGGGCTTGGGCGTGGTGGACGCGATCAGCTTTGTGTGCGTGCCCAGCCGGATGCCGAACTGGATCATGTCCCACGCCTCCTGCAGGTACTCCCACGCCGCCAGCTCGTCGAGCCAGCCACCGTGGAACTGCGGCCCCCGGAAGCGCTCGGGCTCGCTGGCCGGGATGCCCTTGATCAGGCTGCCGTTGATCAGCGTGAGCTCGTGCAGGCTGCTGTTGTACTTTGAGACCAGCTCCTTGGGGATCACCGACAGCAGGCCCGAGTCGCCCTCGAAGCACGTGCCGCGCAGGTCGGCGCTGGTGGGGGCTGAGACCAGCCAGCGGGTGCCCGGCTGCTCCCACGCCCACCAGCCCAGATTCTCAGCGGCTGCGCGGGTCTTGCCCGCACCACGGCCCGCGCACATCAGCCAGATGGACCAGAAGCTGGCCAGCGGCTCAAGCTGGTGCTTGTGGGCGGCCATGAGCCACCGGGCGCGCCATGCGAAGGCGGCGCGCTGTTCGGGCTTGAGCTTGGCGTACTGCTCGCGAACCTTGGGGTCCTGCAGCAGGGCGGCTGCGCTACTCACTGGCTTGGCGGGTCAGTGCAAGGTTCTTCAGCACTTCGCCGAACACGTCGAACGACACCTCGACGGCCAGCGGGGCCTCGTCGTCACCGGAGACGATGGTCTTGTCCCCATAGACCTTGGGCAGGTACTTGGCGGCCAGCCACTTGCGTGCGTCCATGCGCAGCCGGTTGTGCGCGATGCTGCCTGCGTCGTAGCGCTTGTTGCCCGCCTCATCGAACACGGCCAGCGGCTCGGTGTCCACAATGTCTTGTATCTGGTCCGCCAAACAATGGGCTCCATCTCTACGCGCGTCCACGTAGCGCTGACAAAAGTCCGGCTTCTCTCGCAGCCAACGGTATATCGTCACCGGGTCCGGCATGTGCGCAGACTGCGTTATTTTGGCCATCGGCTCACCGCAAGCCAGACGCCCGCATATCTCGTCCACAAGGGTGTTGGTGTATTGCGTGGGCCTGCCCATCTTCTTGCCTGTTGCCATAATCCGCTCCTTAGCGCATCTCTCAGCGCGTTGGAGCGGAGTTTACTGTAACTGCGCCAGCAAGTCTGCAACGGCCTCGGCCTCCGTGGCGCCGTGGCCCAGCGCGTCGCCGGGCTCGTAGCCCTCCACGTAGGCCTGCCAGTCGAAGTCCCGCACGGGGATGGGCGGGTAGACGAACGATGTCTGGATGTTCATGCCGCCACCTCTTCCCACTCGCTGCCGACCCACGTCTCGGGGTCGATGTCGTAGTACGCGGTCTCGAAGGCCTCTTGGCTGGTGAAGCCGTAGGTGTCCATGAGCCACGCGTGCCGGGCTAGGTACTCTTCGCGGCTCATGCTGCAGCTCCCTGCTTGGTGAGCTTGGCTTGGCGTTCGCGCAGGGCGTCGATCTCCGCCCAGAGCTTGGTGGCGTAGTCCGTGGCGATCTTATCGCCCCAGATGTTCAGGGTGTCGTGGCAGTCGAACAGCGCCCGGCGGCAGGTGTGCCAGTCGTAGCCGCTGACCTTCTGCACAAAGGTCTGGTGCCATTGTGCGTAGCTCATGCCAGTGCCCCCAGTTGGTCCTTGAGGGCCGCGATGACCTGCAGGGCTTCGCTACGGGTCAGGACCGCGCCTGCGCCTTGTTGGTGGCCAGCGATGTGCAAGTAGATCGCGCTGGGGCTCCACGAGTCCACGCTAACGCGCATGTCGTCTTCGGTCTTGATGGTGATGTCGTCCATGGTGATCTCCTGTGTGGGTGTGTTGAAGAGCCTCTAGTATAGTCGAAATCAAACTAAAAGTTTGATTTTGACCAACTATTTTTTAGGTGTTTACCCTTACTGGACCGTGGGCCGCTTCCAGCGCGCCCGGATCACGTCGGCCAGCTTCTCAATGTCCACGCAGTTCTCGGCCAGCGCCGCGCAGGCCTCGTTCTCAATGCCGATGGCGTGCCGCGTGGTCTGGATGGCCACGGTCATCATCTCCGCCTTGGCCAGCGCCAGCGCCTCGTCGAACTCCTGCTGGGTGAAAAACCGGACGTGGTTGTTGGTGCCCAGCAGTTGCCGGGCGAGGGGGCTCAGTTCTTTTCACATTATTTTTTCTCCATGACCTTTTTGATGATTTCGTGGGCTTCGTTCTCCGTCAGCTCACGTTGTGTTGCCTCCCCGATGGCCATGAACGTCCGTATCGTGGCTGCCAATCGCTCAACATCATCGTCTTTTATCAACGACAGGCCGAGCGCGATTGTGGATACGCCCGCGTTCAAGAAAACATTTATGGCTACTTGCATGCCAAATTCTTTTCGCACGCCATCCGCGTGCTCTTTGATCATGTCCTCGATGTTGACGGCCTGCTCATGTATGTTTTGCAGGTCTTTCTGGGTGGGTTGATGTGTCATCTTCTTACTCCTGACTTTGACCCATGACGCGGGTCTCCATGACCTTGTTGGCCCGTTTCAGGGCCGCGTTGTCGGCCTTGGGCTCCTCCATCTTCGTGGTCAGGAACGTCAGCCGGGCTTCGGCGCGCGAAATCCAGTCCGCGACCTCTGCAGGCATGCGGTACTCCGCCACCGGCTCTGCGGGGGCAGGAATGGCCTGTTTTGCGCGTTTGACGGCTGGTTTGGTGCTGGTGGTGCTCATTTGGCCTCCAGCTCGTCCAGAGCCTGCTCCAGCTCGTGCTGGGCGTCCACCAGCTCGCCCAGCAGCCCCGCGTCGGGTTGGTTCTCGATGTAGGCCAAGCGCTCGCGCTCGGCCCACTGCAGGTGCAGCCGTTCGGCTGCGGTCAGGGGGCGGATGTTCATGGTCGTCTCCTAAAAATGGCCCCCGAGGGGGCCGGGTTGATTATGCGAAGGAATGCTCGTACTTGGCCACGAACTCGTCGGCCACCTTGTCCAGCTTCAGCGCGGCCATGCTATCAGCCAGCGTCCAGAGCGCCTTGTTGAGCTTGACGTTCTCGTTGACGCCGCCCACGGCACGGGTGGTGGTACGGCGGCCAGTGCTGGAGCGTCCGGGGATGCCGCCCTTGAGCATGTTCTCCTGCACCCGGTTGAACGTGGTCCAGAGGTCGCCCTTGATGTCCTCGCGGCGGTGAGCGGCCAGCAGCCGGTTGGCCGTGACCGGGGCGTCATCGCCCCAGCGCAGTTGCATGGCAGCGGTGGCGAACGCGCGCTGCTCGTCTTGGCCCAGCTCGATGCCCTTGTAGTCCTCGATGCGGTAGCCGATCTGCTTGGCGTCCTCCAGCACTCGGGTCGCGCCCTCGATCACGTCGTCCACCACGTGGCCGCTGTGACGCACGCGGATGTTGTTGAACATGTCGCCAGCGATCAGGCCGTTGGAGCACACGAACCGGAACACGCCCGACATGATCTGGTAGCTGCTGCTGCCGTCGTGGCTGTTGAGCAGGATCACCTCGGGCACCTCGTCCTTGGTGCTGATCTGGCTTGCGTGACGCATGCGCACCATGTGCTTGGTGTGCTCACGCTTGCCTGCGTCGCGGACGCGGGTCTGGCGAATCTCGTAGGGCTCGAAGCCCTCACCACGCAGGGCGTCGATCACTTGGATCGTGGGGATGAAGCTGTAGCGCTCGCCACGGCTCTCGTGTGCCGCGTCGGCCATCACGCTGGGGGCGTGGTAGGCGATCTGGCTGTTGGACAGGGGGTAAGCGGAGCGGCACTCGGTCTGCTTGGAGGAAGAGGCGTAACGGATCATGATGAGGTCTTCCAAGAAATGCCCCCGAGGGGGCGGGGGGTTTAACGAGAGGTAACGCGCACCGAGACGCAGACGGTGTTCTTTGTGTAGTCTTCGTAGACCTCGGCACCGTGCTGCTTGACGAAGAACTCTTTGTCAAAGACCTTGCGGTCCATGTCCACCAAGGTGGCCATGAAGAACGAGCCCTCGAGGGATGCACCAGATAGCTTGATCGCCGTCTTGATCGCGTCAGCCTCTGCCGTCAGGTCAGCGATCTGTGCGAGCAGCATGCCCAAGCGATCTGCCGAGCCTTCATTCAATTCCACCACCAACTTTGCTTTTGCCATTTTGAAACTCCTGTGTGTTTGTGTTTAGGACCTACCGCAGTTGTTGCTGCGATGGCTGAAGTATACAAGGTTTTTGTTGTTGTGCGAGTCTTTTGAAAAAATTTACAATTTATTTTTTATCTGTTGTTTTTTGCAGACAATCCCTTCAACCGCTTCAAAAAGCCGTGCTTCAAGCTTCAGCTTATATATAAGCGCTGAAGCAGTTGAAGCAGATTGCGGTTGCTTCTGAAGCTACTTGAAGCACACTTGAAGCAGTTGAAGCAAGCTATTTTTTGCATGAATGTAAACATTTGCAAGAACACCTCAATCTGTCTTCTTGACCGAGCACACCTGCATCTGGGTCACTGTCATGTACTTGTCCACCTTTTCTTGGGGCACTTTCAGGTCCATAACGATCTTTTGCCAGTCCGTTTTCCTGACGTTGCGGACCGTGATGATGGCCATGTACCCATCCCCATCGAAGGCCACGATGTCGCCTATCAGCTCTGCTTGGGCCTTCAGACTGGCCTTGATTCCATCGGCCTCTTGGGTCAGTGTGGCGATCATGTCCAGCACCTTGCCCAGCCGATATACGTCCCCTTTTTCGCTGTCTATGGTCACGTCGTTCATGGTGTATCTCCGTTGGTTGGTTTGGTTGGTACGCTGATCAGCCCGGCGGCATCTTGGAGCAGGAAACCGGCTGCAACCAGCTCTCTGATGTCCCGCGCGACGTTGTTTTTGCGCTGGTCGCGCTTGTCTACGTCGCCCCGTGGGTACTGCTCCCAGAGCAGCGCCACTAGCTCGTTGGTGGTCACGCTGCCGGTCACTGCGGTCACATCACGGGCCTTCTCGACGACCAGCTTCTTGTTGTCGCCCTTGGGGCCCTTGACCACGGCCACGGTGGCTCTGGTGCTGTCGGTGGCCACCACCCCGCAGGTGGTCTCCTCATCGCCGTCGTCGTCCTTGCCCACCACGATGGTCTGCAGCCTAAAGCCGTACTCGCCGCCGTCGGCCCCGCCCTTCATCTTGGTGACGGTGGCCACACGGTCCTCGTCGGCTCGGATGATCTCGAACTCGAAGTCGGCAGCCGCGCGCAACCCGGACCAGCCCCGGGCGCCCCGTGACTCATCCTTGCCGCTGTGGTGTATCAGGATGACCATGGCGCCCGTCAGGCGCGTGATCTCGCGGCAGTAGGCCAGCACCTTGCCCATGTCCTCGCCGGAGTTCTCGTTGCCCCCTGCCATGACCTGTGCCAGCGTGTCGATGACCACGATGTCAAACCGGCCCTTGGCCCGCATCTGTTTGATCACGGCCTTGACGTCGGGGGCCTCTAAGAAATTGGGTGCCTCGTCGATGAACTCCATGGGCAGGTCTTTGGGGTCGATGCCAGCGTGGATGCAGTAGGCCTGCACGCGCTTGCGCATGTCCTCCTGCCCCTCAGCAGCCACCCAGCAAGTCTTGGCGCCCAGCAGCTTCAAATTGCGCCACGTGCTGTGCTTGAGCTCCTTGCCCTGCTCCAGTGCCTCCTTGATCTGCTGGGCCGTGACGGCGCGCGCCACGGCGGCCATCAGGTCGAGCACGAAGAACGACTTGCCGCTTCCGGAGGCCCCGTAGATCACGCCCAAGGTGGCGTTGGGCACCAGCCCCTTGACTATCCAGCTCGCCTTCTGGCGCTTGACGAACTCGGTGGTGTCTTTGAGCCGAAACCTGTCCTCCCGCTGCGCGGTTGCCTCCTTGAACTCGGCCTCGGCGGCGACCACCTCGGGGTCTGCGGAGACGTCATCGAACCCGGCCAGCAGGTCGGCCTTGGTCTTTGCCTTGGGCTTGGCCTTCTGGCAGTGCTCGACCCAGAGGTACTGCAGCGCCCGGTCGGGGTCCTGATTGCGGTGGGCCATGGCCACGTCCATGGCGTGGTCGTTGGCGGCGAGGATGGACAGCACCATCGCATCGGAGTACCCGGCGCTGTAGAGCTGGACGCCTGCGGCGTGCAGGATGCCGGAGCGGTCCTCGGCGGCCTGTGGCCCGTGCAGCAAAAACTCCATCACCGGCTCGGACAGCTCCAGCGTGGCCACGTCGGGCAGGGCCACCTCGGTGTACAGCTCGGGCATCTCTATCAGGATGACGTTGGCCGTGGGCACGCTGGACTTGCGGTGCGTGGTGAACAGGGCCTGCAGCGCGTCCGGCGTGGCCCGCGCCATGGGCCGGACCAGCTTGGTGTGGCCGGTGATGGTCAGGAAGCGCGGCGTGTGGCCGCTGTAGACCTCGATGCCGGTGTCGTGGTTGTTCCAGTCGGTGTGGAAGTCGCCGTGGGCCAGTATGCGCAGCCCGTTGCCGCTGGGGCTGATCTCGGTGTAGCTGGCCATGGTGTCGACGATCTCGCGCGCCCATGGCGCGATGTGGCCATCCTTGCGGCAGTTGTCCAGATCGATGCCCACCACGCCCTTGACGTCGGTGAGCACGAACCCCAGACCGGCGTAGCGCGTCGGGTTCAGCGCCAGCGTGGTGGCCGCCGTCTCGTAGTCACCCCAGTCGGGGACCTTCTTGGTGGAGAGGCCGTAGTGCTGGGCGTTGTAGGGAATCTTGTCGTACTTCTGGCGGGCCTCGTTCCAGACCGCCTTCCAGACGGCCCAGCGGCGCATGGCCTTGAGCTCGGAGGGGATGTTGGCGCCGTTGAAGACCTTGCCTATTGGAGGAAGGTCGGGTGTTGGCTGTGGCATTTTTTATCCATGTGCTATCCAAGGAAGGAACGTCGGCGGGCGTGGATAAGGCGCGTTCGGGCGTGGGATCAGCACGCCCTAGCCGGGTTCGGGTCGCAGTCTATCAGATGCCCGCGGTGAGCAGCGCAACCAGCTTGGGGTCCACCAGCATGGCCCGGCTGATGCCGGTGGCCTGCTCGATGGCCACGGCCTGCTTGGGCGGCACGTAGCCACGGCGCAGCCACGAGCTGATGTTCTGCTGGCTGCAGCCTAGCAGCGCGGCCAGCTCGGCCTGACTGCCTACCGCGCGGATGGCCTGCTCGATGCCTGACATGGTGGCGCTCATGACGTCACCGGCGTGATGAGCCGAGGGGACTGGGCGCGCGAGCGCACGTAGCGGGCGTAGGCCCCCGAGCGCGGCTGGTCCATGAACACCCGCTCCGACAAGTCCTTGGGTTTCAAAAAATACTCGGGAAATTCATCACGCAGTTCGGCAATGTATTCCTCCAGCGGCGCGTTGGGCGCGGACGGGTAGTCCTTCTTGTCACCGTGGAGCACGCGGCTCAGGTCACGTAGCTTCTGTTTTTGTAGGTCGTTGAACATTTTAAAATCCTTTACTCTTGATGTGTTGATGGTTATTTGCTCCGGGGCGTCCAGACCCCATCTGCTCGGGCTTGTATACGGGGCGCTCCCACAAACTCAGTGCCGGTGAAGGCGTAGGTGGCGGTATAGTGCGCGTGGGGTCAACTTCGTTAAGCAGCTTGCGCAGTTCCCGTGCGCGTCTTTCTTCTGCCCAGTTTCTTACTCTCATGTCATCTCCAATCCACGCGGCGGCGTGCAAGTATGTATCGTTGTCAGGTCAGGTGTGCGCTTACCGCAGCGAGGGCAAAAGTTGCGGGGTTCTTGCTTTGGTGGGGTGGTGTAGAGAGGAAATATCGTGCCATCCACCGCATCATCAGGTGCATCGTCAAAGGTCAGTATGTCAACGCTTGTACCTTTTTGGACGTAGCAGTACGCCACAGGCTCCTGCTCTGGCTGCGCCAAGGCTTCGTCACGTTTGATGGTAAATGGGGCAACAAATGGGGCAACCCCGTAGCCCTTGCTGGCAGCATATTTCAAAGCCTCAAGCGTTATTGCTTCGTCTTTAGTCATGCTTTCTCCTTTTAAAGTTGGCTGCGCGTAGATTTGGATGTCGTCGTCATCCAGCCTGTCCAGCGCGATTTTTCTCTTGCTGTCAAAGCCTGTCATGCTGTCTCCTTTAGTTTGGCAGCTTTAGCGTCGAGGCAGTCTTTGCACACAAACTTGTGGAGCCCGGCTTGAATGCGCATCAGACCTTGATATGTGGACTTGTCTTTTTGGCACGCCCAGCACATCCTCGGCTTTTTGTTTTCGCGTCTGTTTAGCTCTGTGTTGGGAGCCAAAGCATGGATGTTGTTGGCCAACATATCAAATCCAGTACGCCCTCTCATTTCTTTTTCCCCCAGTCACAAGAAATAGCCGTGCCGTGGCGGCCACCAGCAACCACGCACTTGGTGCCATCATCCATCACGATAGGCACAACGTGGGTTGCGAGAGATTCCGGCCAGTCGATGCGTATCCATCCCGGCTTGAGCGGCGGTACTGGCTCGTTGTTACAAGCAGTAAGAGCAATAGCGGCAATGATTGCGTATAGGTGCTTCATGCTGCCTTCTCCCACACGTAGCCCACGCACATCATGATGAGGCAGAAGCCGCCGAACATTGCCAGCAGGGAAAGCACGGCTACTGCGGTGATCTCCCACAACGGGGGGTTATCAATGTCGTTGTCGTCTTTCATTTCCAAATTCTCCACGTTGATTTAATGGACTGGATGACCGTCCAGCCCTTGCGGCGAAACATGCAATACAGGTGGTACATGCCTATCATATGGGTATGTCCTATGTTTACGGCAGCAAGATCGCTGCCGGAGCGGATAGTACAACATCTTTTTGTATTTCACAACATATTTTTTATAAAGTTACAGCCGACCGCAAAAAGTGTGTATGATCAGGCCCAACAACGATTTTGTTGTTGCTTAACTGGAGTACACACACATGAGTCTCGAAGACAAGATCGGGGAGCTGACCGCAGCGGTCAACGCCCTCACCGCCGCGCTGGCGCACCCTGTTCCCACCCTTGCGGAAATCGACGCCAAGTACTTGGCTAAGGGCATCCAAGTGACCCACGTATCGGCGCCTGCCGAGGTGGCGCCCCCCAAGCCCTTCGTGCCCGACGTCACCCACTACCCCGAGGCCAAGGCCGAGGTGGCGCCCCCAAAGCCTGCGGCTACCGCTACGACCGCAACCCCGGAGACAACCTCTACGCCAGCGACGACCGCTGGTATTGACTACGCCCAAGTGGCCAAGGCCATCACCGACACCTTCAAGGTGGACCGGGTCAAGACCATCGCGGCGCTGGCCAAGTTCGGCGCGCAGAAGGGTCCCCAGCTCAAGCCCGAGAACTACGCGGCCTTCCTGAAGGAGCTGACAGCATGAGCACCGTCATCCTGACCCTTACCGACCACCCGGACGACCCCAGCGTGGTGAACATCAAGTGGGACGTGACCGGCGACGAGGGCACCAGCGCGGCCAAGGCGCTGGCGCAGCACCTTATCGAGCACCTCGAGTCGATCCGGAACACAACCGCCGACGCGGTGACCGACGTGGAGCCTAAAGAATGAGCGGCCACGCCAAGCTCTCCCCGAGCTCTGCGGTGCGCTGGATGACCTGCCCCGGCAGCGTCACCCTGTCCGAGGGCATCAAGGACAAGTCGTCCAGCAACGCCGACGAGGGCACGATGATGCACTACTTCGCGGCGGGCTGTTTGGAGAACGGCGTTGACGCCGTGGACTACGTCGGCGTAGCGTGCGGGGATACCGGGCTGGTGCTGCAGGTCAAGCAGTGCCAAGACGTGCAGTTCTACGTGGACCACGTCCGCGACATCGTCAAGGCCACCGGTGGCGAGCTTATGGTGGAGCAGCGCCTGCCCATCGGCTGGATGACCGGCGAGGAGGATGCCCACGGCACGGCTGACGCCGTCATCGTGACGCCCGACGAGCTGATCATCGTGGACGCGAAGTTCGGGTTCAAGGAGGTGGAGGCCGACGAGAACCCCCAGCTCATGATCTACGCAGCCGCAGCATGGGACGAGCTGGAGGTGGCCTACGACTTCCAGCGCGTGCGTGTCGTCATCAGCCAGCCACGGCTGTTGGCCAAGCCGGAGTTCAGCTTCAGCATGGACGAGCTGCAGAAGTTCATCGTCGATGTGGGCTTCTCCGCAGAGTACACGCGGCACGCCCCTGACAAGTACGTGCCCAGCGAGAAGGGCTGCCAGTGGTGCCGAGCCAAGGCGATCTGCCCGGCCCTGCGCGAGCAGGTGCTGGCCGACTTCGAGGAGGTGGTGCCCGAGACGGCGGACGAGGACGATCTGGCGCGGGTCATGGCCAACGCCAACCTGATCGAGGGCTGGATCAAGGCCGTGCGTGCGGAGGTCGAGCGGCGCCTGCTGGCCAACATCCCGGTCCCCGGCTACAAGCTGGTGCAGGGCAAGAGGGGCAACCGGGCATGGGCCAACCCCGAGGTGGCCGAGGCCACGCTCAAGTCCATGCGCATCAAGCACGATCAGATGTACGACTACAAGCTGGCCAGCCCCACCAGCATCGAGAAGCTGGTCAAGGACGAGGAGATTGGACCACGCCAGTGGACCAAGATTCAGGCCCTGATCACCCAAAGCGACGGACAGCCATCGGTGGCGCCCGTATCCGACAAGCGTCCTGCACTGGTCACGTCAGTGGATGCCTCTGAGTTTTCCGACGTGACAGACCTTTAACTCTGAAAGACCATCATGGAAATCATCATCAAAAACGTGCGCCTGTCGTACCCCACCCTGTTCACCGCCAAGGAGTTTAAGACCGGTGACGGCAAGCCCCGCTGGAGCGCCGCGTTCATCATCGAGCCAGACAGCGACAACGACAAGCACATCCGCGCGGCCATCGAGGCCGAGGCCAAGGCCGTGTGGGGCGTGAAGGCGGCGGCCACGCTCAAGACCATGGCAGGGCAGTCCAACAAGTACTGCTACACCGACGGCAACACCAAGGCCAACGAGGAGTACCAAGGCATGATGGTGCTGGCCACGCACCGCTCGGCCAAGCTCACCCGCCCGGTCATCATCGACAGGGACAAGAGCCCGCTGATTGGTGACACTGACCGCCCGTATGGCGGCTGCTACGTCAACGCCAAGGTCGAGATTTACTGCCAGACCGGCGAGAACTCGGGCGTGCGCGCCAGCTTCTCGGTCGTGCAGTTCTACAAGGACGGCGATCATTTCTCCGCCAGCGTGCCTTCGACCGACGGCTTTGACGCCATCGAGGACGACGGCATGGACGGTGGCGACCTGATCTGATTTTCGGGGGGAAAGCGGATGCTGACACAGGGGATTGCGGAACGGCGGTCAGTCAGTGCAGCGAGTACCCCCACCTACACACACTTTGGAGATATACACATGAGCGCGATTAAAGAACACCTTGAACTGGTTCTAGGGGCCGTTGACGATGTCTTTGGTGATGGCTACGCCAAGAAGAACCCCGAGCTGGTGGGGCGCCTGATCCAAGGCGAGATCATCGGCTTTGGTATGTTCCAGATAAGCGAGGCCTTGCACGCCTTGGCGGAGCACGAACCCGAGATGCCCGGTCCTGTTGCTTGGCGGTAAACTAGACTTGCACTACACACCCACATGCGAACGCTTTATCTCGACTTGGAGACATACTCCGAGACCCCCATCACCCGTGGCACCCATGTCTATGCCGCAAACGCAGAGATTCTGCTTGCGGCATGGGCATGGGACGATGCCCCGGTGCAGGTGCTGGACCTTACCCTGCCAAACACACGCCACGACGGCATAGCGCAGGCCTTGCTTGACCCGAACGTCGAGGTGGTTATCCACAACTCCCACTTTGACCGAACAGTAATCCGGCACGTCTGGGGCACGGACATCCCCACCAAGCGCATCCACGACACCATGGTCCAAGCCATGGCGCACAGCCTGCCCGGCGGCCTTGGCATGCTCTGCGAGGTGATGGGCCTACCCGCCGACAAGGCCAAGGACAAGGACGGCAAGAAGCTGATCAACCTGTTCTGCAAGCCGCTGCCCGCCAACCGCAAGCTGCGCCGCGCCACCCGCGAGACGCACCCAGCCGAGTGGGAGCGCTTCAAGGCCTACGCCGCCAGCGACATCGAGGCCATGCGCGAGGTCAAGAAGCGCATGCCCACGCTCAACTTCACGCCCGCAGAGCGCGAGCTGTGGCAGCTTGACCAGCGCATCAACGACCGTGGTGTGGCCATCGACCTCAAGCTGGTGGACTCGGCCATCGACGCGATATACACCGCCCGCCACGAGCTGGCGGACCGCACGCGGGCGCTGACCGAGGGCAGCGTGTCGAGCACCACGCTCAACGAGGTCTTCCGGCTGCACCTGTTCGAGGCCTTTGGCATCGACCTGCCCGACCTGCAGATGGCGACGCTGGAGAAGGCGCTGGCATCCACCGACCTGAACCCGGCCATGCGCGAGCTGCTGCTGATCCGGCTGCAGGCCAGCAGCACCAGCACGGCCAAGTACCGGGTGCTCAGGAACGGCACCAGCCTTGATGGCCGCCTGCGCGGGCTGCTGCAGTTCTGCGGTGCCATCCGCACGGGGCGCTGGGCCGGGCGGCTGTTTCAGCCCCAGAACTTGCCCAGACCCACGCTCAAGCAGAAGGCGATCGACGCGGGCATCGAGGCCCTGCGCGCGGGCTGCGCCCATCTGACCACCGACAACGTCATGGAGCTGGTGAGCTCGGCCATCCGTAGCTGCATCGTGTCACCCCCGGGCAAGAAGCTGGTGGTGGCCGACCTGTCCAACATCGAGGGCCGGGTCCAGAGCTGGCTGGCCAACGAGGAGTGGAAGCTGCAGGCCTTCCGCGACTTCGACGCCAAGACCGGGCCCGACCTGTACAAGCTGGCCTACAGCAAGTCCTTTGGCATCGCTCCGGAGGCCGTTACAGACGACCAGCGGCAGGTGGGCAAGGTGCAGGAGCTGGCGCTGGGCTACGAGGGCGGCGTGGGCGCGTTTGCGACCTTCGCCGGGGCCTACGGCATCAACTTGGACCACCTGTCCAACAAGGTGCTGCTGGACGCCCCCGAGGCGCTGGTGGCCAAGGCCGACGACTTCCTGCTATGGTTCAAGAAAGAGAAGCGCTCGCGCTACGGGCTGTCCGACGACGCCTTCGTGGCCTGCGACGTCTTGAAGCGCATGTGGCGCGACGCGCACCCCAACATCGCCGGGTACTGGCGCAAGCTCAAGGACGTGGCCGCGCGGGCGATAGCCAACCGTGGCAACACCATAAACGAGCTGGGCCTGCGGGTACGGTCCACCAAGAGCTGGCTGGTGGTGGAGATGCCCTCGGGCCGCTCGCTGTGCTACCCGTCGCCCAAGATCGACGAGGACGGCGCCCTGAGCTACATGGGCATTGACCAGTACACCCGCAAGTGGACCCGCATCCACACCCACGGCGGCAAGCTGTTCGAGAACCTGTGCCAAGCCGTGGCGCGCGACATCATGGCCGCCAACATGCCCGCCATTGAGGCGGCGGGCTACCAGATCGTTTTAAGTGTACATGATGAACTTGTGACGGAAGCTCCCGACGAGCCTCAATACAACGCGGAACATCTATCCCGGTTATTAGCCGCTAACCCAAGTTGGGCACCGGATATTCCTTTGGCCGCAGCAGGTTTCGAGGGCTATCGTTACCGCAAGGGATAATCTTGTAGTACGATGTAGCCCTACTAAGGAGACTGACATGGAAATATGGAAAGGCATTCCCGGTTGGGAAGATAGGTACGAAGTAAGCGATCAAGGCCGCGTACGGTCTAAAGACATGCGGGTGGGCACCAAAAAGCTCGGAATTTTTGCAACAAGAAAAGGCCGATTTTTGGTTCCGCTACCAAAAGGTGGGCGGTATTTATGCGTTACTTTGGCGGAAAAAAACCGCCGAGAGCAGTGGTTTGTCCATGACTTAGTCCTTTTTACCTTCAAAGGACCCAAGCCAAAAGGATTGGAAGCCCTGCACGCCGATGACAACAAGATGGATAACTTTATTTCCAATCTGCGTTACGGAACAAAAGAAGAAAACGAAAACGACAGACAGAAGAATGGGCGGGTATGTAAAGGCGAGCGGCATGGTGGCGCTCGGCTAACCGACACCGATGTAAGAGACATACGCGCTTCTAATTTGCCGGGGGCAGAACTCGCAAATAAGTTTGGGGTCGGGCTACCGCACATTTGGGCGATTAGAGCGAGACGAGTTTGGAAACACATATAAATTGAAGGGTTGATATGCGCGAATCTGAGATTGAGAAGTACCTTGTCAAGAAGGTCAAGGCACTGGGCGGCGAGGTCCGCAAGGTCAAGTGGATCGGGCGGCGCGGCGCGCCTGACCGGCTGGTGATGTTTCCCGTAACCAATCAAAAATTTATTGACGGGATGTGGGGCACCGCCCTCTGGGTGGAGCTGAAGGCCACCGGCGAGGTCCCCGAGCCGCACCAGCTCCGCGAGCACGTGCGCATGCGGCGCGTGGGCCAGCGCGTGGTGGTGATCGACAGCATCGAGGGCGTTGACGCGCTGCTGGCATGAGGACTGAGTTCATCCCCCGCCCGTATCAGGGCATGATCATCGACCACATCATCGACACCCCACGGTGCGCGATCTGGGCCGGTATGGGCACCGGCAAGACCGTGGCCACCCTGACCGCGCTGGACACGCTCCAGATGGTCGAGGACGGCCCCGTGCTGGTCATTGCGCCCCTGCGGGTGGCCAACGACACGTGGCCCAACGAGGTGCTCAAGTGGAAGCACCTGCGCGACGTGAACGTGTCCGTGATCACCGGCGTGGAGAAGGAGCGCATAGCCGCCATCAAGACGCCTGCGCAGGTCTACGTCACCAACTACGAGCAGATCGTCTGGCTGGTGGAGTACTGGGGCGACAGGTGGCCCTACGCCACGGTGGTGCTGGACGAGTCCACCAAGGTCAAGAACTTCCGGCTGCGTCAGGGCGGCAAGCGCGCCCAAGCCTTGGGCAAGATCGCCCACACCAAGATCAAGCGGATTATTGAGCTGACCGGCACCCCGGCCAGCAACGGCCTGAAGGACCTGTGGGGCCAGTCGTGGTTCTTGGACGCGGGCACCCGGCTGGGGCGCACCTACAACGCCTTCAGCCAGCGCTGGTTCCAGCAGGGCTACGACGGCTTCAGCCTGATACCCACGCCCGCCGCCCAGACCGAGATTCAGGACAAGCTGCGCGACGTCTGCCTGACCATCGAGGCCAAGGACTGGTTCGACCTGCACGAGCCCATCGTCACCGACGTCATGGTGGTCCTGCCGCCCAAGGCGCGCAAGCACTACCGCGACATGGAGGACGAGATGTACACCGAGCTCGAGGGCATTGAGGTCGAGGCCTTCAACGCGGCGGCCAAGACCATCAAGTGCCTGCAGCTCGCCGCTGGCGCGGCCTACACCGACGACACCCGCAAGAACTGGACGGAGACCCACAAGGTCAAGCTGGAGGCCTTGGAGTCAATCATCGAGGAGGCCTCGGGCATGCCGGTGCTGGTGGCCTACAACTTCAAGAGCGACTTGGCGCGGCTGCTCAAGGCCTTCCCGCAGGGGCGGCATCTGGACAAGAACCCCGGCACCATCGCGGACTGGAACAAGGGCAAGATACCGGTGCTGTTTGCCCACCCGGCCAGCGCAGGCCACGGCCTGAACCTGCAGGACGGCGGCAACATCTTGGTGTTCTTCTCGCCCAACTGGAACCTTGAGGAGCACCTGCAGATCATCGAGCGGATCGGCCCCACCCGGCAGATGCAGGCGGGCTACGACCGCCCGGTGTTCATCTACCGGATCATCGCCCGCGACACCGTCGACGAGCTGGTGCTGGACCGGCTCACCACCAAGCGCAGGGTGCAGGACATCCTGCTGGACTCAATGAAGAAACGGAGAAAGAAATGATGGCCGACTTTGCGAGCTGGAAGCAGGAGAACTTGGCGAAGTACGCCGAGGAGGTGAGCGAGGAAAACCGGCGGCTGCGGGACGACAACAAGATGCTGCTGGCCGCGTGGCGGCTGGCGGTCAGCGAAAAATATCTGGCCGAAGCTCTTGCCGGGTCACCATCCCCTGCGTCGCCTCCTCAATCTTCAGCGCCAGCATGGGCGAAGGCTGACGGGTCCCCGCAATGAGCAGGGCCATCCACGTGGGGGTGATCTTGAGGTACTCGGCCATCTCGCCTTTGGCACCCCGCACATCCGAGCTAAAGTATTCTTGCAGGTTCATGCCTGCATTATAATCAAACCCCAAGTTACACCGATAGGAAACACCATGCTTACCGAACACGATCTCAAGATGGTCCTCATGGACTGCAAGTGCCAGTCCCCGAACAGCCTCATCGACCCCAACGGCCTGTACGCCAACAACCTCGACATCAACGAGTTCGGGCGCAAGGTCGAGGAGAAGGTGGCGCTGATCTACGCCCGCAAGGAGCGCAAGCTGTGCATCGAGTTCGTGCAGTCCATCAACCCCTTGGTGGCGCTGGCGCTCACCGAGAAGCGGGGTGGGATGTGATCCGCGTTGTTAACGCCTGCTGGCTGGTTTTAGTGCTGTTGGCACTGCTAGAAATCTTCCCACACCTACGGCTTTTGTAGGGCGGGGAAGGCAGGTTCTTCGCCTTCCCCTTGCCCCATTAGAATTCGCATAGTGTCCGGCATGACATCGCGCATCTTCATGGCACGAGCGATGTCTTCCCGGTGCTTAACAAGATAAGGCACTTGAGCAGCTTGCCCCAGAACACCCAAAGCAGACTTCCCGAACATGGACGCCAAGCCCCCCGCGAGACTTAGTTTTTCGGTAAAGTCGGGGCTTACTCCCGCGCGGTAGTTGTTGTACATGTTGAGAGCCTGTAAGCCTGTTTCTGCGCCTCCAAGGGCGCCTAAACCAACTTTTCCGGCACCGGCCCTGAGCCCCGCATTTCTTTGGCCTCTTTGCGCGGCTGAATGCGCCCGTATTGCGGCCTCTTGGTCGGCTATAGCCTTATTGGCGGCTGATCGCTCTGCGGCTTCGGTGTCCGCTTGCTTTTTGGCATTCAATGCTGCGAGTGTGGATTCGTTTATTCGGGTTTGACGGACGTGCTCTTGCCGCAGACGTTCGGCTTCTGCGGCTGCTCCGGCCTGATTATTTTGATTTAGACCAACGGCCACTTGGGGAGGCACCCCTATGCGGCTACCGGCCAACGTTACCATAGGCCCTGCTTGCTCCACCGCCACCCGGGGGTCTAGTCCCACTAAACCCAGCCTTTCTCGGTTTAAGCTGGTTACATCCGCTTTTCGTGAAGATTCGTCGTTGTGCGTGTATTCCCGAGAAGTCCCCGGCGTATTAAGCGTGTCGGAATCCCCTCCACTGAAAAGGCGGTTTATTTGTTCTTCTGAAAACCCGGCGTAGTTTGCTTTTGGGTCCCCGGTTATCCGTCGCAGGTTAGCGTTAAGGGCCTCATCCACCAAACGCTGGCGCTCGGTAACCGCAGCGATCTGGGTGTCCACCAGACTTGGGCCAGCGGGGGGCGCGGACGCGGCGGGTGCAACAACGGGCGCAACAGGTGGCGCGGGGGCAGAGTACACGCCCTCTCCGGGCCGCAACAACCCATTCCCTAACGTTCTTCCGGTGTGCTGGGCATACGCTCCTACTCCTGCCCCCAGCATAGCCGCTGTTTCGGGGGAAGGCATGAGACTACCGTTTTCATCAACTTTTACATTTTTTTTGTCGTTACGCAAGGCAGCGTAAACATTCGCAATTTCTTTTGGAAGGGCGTACCCTTCACCCTGTTCTGCGGTAGCAGCGGCATTGGCGGTAGGTGTTGCACCTTTTAAGTACGCTGCAGCCTCAGCTTCGGCTTCTTTTATTAATGCGGCTTTCTGTTCTTCATCCATACTGACCTCCTATTGCCTACCACTAAAGGCTTTATTGTGTTCAGCGTTTATTAAATCGTATTTACGTTCTAATTTAAATATGTCGGGGGACTGCCGCCGTACCGCATAGTGCGGAGCGTTGTAAGTTTTTACTTTTGGTAATTCTTTGTCAAAAATATCTGCGGTTTCTTTTGCCATGTGCAAGTTTGCTCGGTTTTTATTGGCGGCGAAAAACAAAGCGCCGGGGGTTTGTTTTAAGCCTATCTCTTGTTGCATCTGCGCCCCAAACTTACCAATGCCCGCTTGCTCAGGATCAATCCCGCGTTGTTTCATATTGAAATACGCACTTGTTGCCGCGCTTTGGGCCATAGCATCAAAAAGTGTTCGTTGGTTTTCGCTTAAAGACGCTATCAATCCACTTTCTACGGGTATGGAAACATTCACCGCAAATGGTCC